CCGACAAAACAAGCTTCCAGCCCTTTGCGCAGCAGTTCCGCATCCTCCAAATCGTCCGCATCGCGATAGGTGAGCATGGATGGGGTAAGGCGCGGCACGCCTCGATTTTGCCCGGGGCGGGTTTTCTCGAAAGCATGAATAATTTCTGTCGCGGGAACACGGCGGCTGATGAGCGATGTTCCAAACGGGATTTGCTCGCCAGGGTGCTGGCTGAATAGCCAGTAAGCTGCGCGCTTGCCGATGGCATCGAACTCGATGCCGTTGATGATCCAGCCTCCGTTCGGCAGTTCCGCAATCTTCATCGTATCTATGTAGTCAGGCTCCAGCACCTGCAACTGGAGCGGCACGGCGAGGCCGTCTTCCGGTCTGCGCCAACGCAGGCGAATCAGCACCTCTCCTGATTCTTCCATCGTCTCGGCGGCGAGCTTTTGCAGCCCATATAAATCGTGCATCCCGTCCGCGTCGCACTCGCGCACGAACTGTTTCCACAGCGTCTGTGCGGATTCATCGGAGAATTTCGACACGATACCGGTGCCGATCAGGTTGGCCACGCGGGAACTGAGCGCCTTTGCTGCATAAGCATTGTTGCGGCGCAGGTCGCGCGAGCGGTTGCGCAGCGCGGACAGCGAGGTATTGATTTCGGTGTTGGCCGAGGTGCCGGTGGTATACCAGCCGCCGGTGCGGCGTCCCGTCTTCGCGCCTTCGTAGGCGCGGGTTTTATTTTCGATCAGCGTCAAATGCGCGCGCGCCCGGGCGCGGCGCAGCGCCATATTGGGGCTAATGAATCCGATTACTTTTTCCAGCGAGGAACTCATCGGCGGGCGATGCTTCCGTAGGAGACGCGCGGAGTACGGGTAGCGGCGGTTGCTGCGATTGAAGCGATTATGTCTTTGCGCGCATCGCGCATCTGCGCGATGTCCTGATAGTGCACTTCGCGACCACTGATGACGCACCTCTTCACGCCGCTTGCGATGGCGCTTTCAATAGATGCAAGATCAGTTGCGGTGTAAGCCATTCCGTACCTCGACGGGAGAATGGCCTGCACTTTATTGCATGGCTTGTCGCATTTTGGGGCAAAAATGCGACAATATTTTTGGCGATATTATACTTTACATACCCATCGTCACGCCCAAGAGATCAGGCAGCTTCTCGCTGTGCAGCTAGCAGCATGAGTGGAGGAACTAAGTTGTCGGATAGAATTAACAGCTCTGCCGCAGACCGTTTCACTTGGGCATAGTACGTGAGTGTTTTGCGGTACTGCGTTAGCCCTGCATACATAGAGCAAACTTCAGGAACATCGTCGTAAGTCAACATCCATCGGTGTGGCATTTTTCGTACCTCTTTTGCCAATACTAGATGGTCCTGATGCTGGTATGCGTTCGTATACAGGTCTGGCCCTGCCCGATAGTACGGAGGATCAATGTTGACAAGTGCGTGTTGTGGAAGTTTCTTAAGCTCGGAACCAATATACTGGCGAGCATCAATACAGGTCAGGTGGATTTGTTCTCTATAGAGTGCAATTCGCCTGATCTTGCGAATTAACTCATTTCGACCAAAGCGGCAGTCGATACTGTAATTTCCAGTCTGGTTTAGCCCGCCTATCACTCCACCTTTAAGGATGCCAGATCGGTTAGTTCTATTAAGGAAGAGCGTAGCAAAACCAAGGTCAAACAGATTTGCTCTTTTTTCAGAATGAATTTGTCGTTGGCGATGCCACTCTGGTATGTCTATCTTGGTATGCTCGATGCGTTCGCACAGTTGCTCCGTCGAGTTCAATACGCTGTACCAGAATGCATAGATTGCAGGATCAATGTCATTGATCCACGCCTCTGCAATAGTGCCGTTTAATAGCAATCGGCAGGCAATCCCAGCCCCTCCGGCAAAGGGTTCGCAGTAAACGCACTGCAATAAATCGTTTGTTCGTAGCAGTTCGCACACAAACGGAGCAAGCTGAGTCTTGCCCCCTGGGTAACGCAAAGGTGTATCTGTAATCGGCATAATTTTTACCCTCGATTTTTTACAGCCCGATAAATCGTCGCGCGATGAACTCCGTTGCGGATCGCAACTCGTTCGGCATTACGCCCGTTAAATTGCTGCGCAAGACGCTCGCGCGCTCCGGGATTTTTTTTTGGAATATAGTATTTTAATCCGCCGTATTCATGCCTGAGTTGCTGCTCGATACTATACGCCGCCTCTTCGCTGAAACTCGGCTGCGCCAGCGCCAGCAATTCGATAAACCGCCTGATGATGTCACCGCTCATCGTCTCCCCCTGATCCGTTCCAAAAGCTCGTTGTGGCGAGAAGGAACCGGCTTGCTTGATGGCTTACTTGGTGCAGGCGTCTGCACCACTTCATTCAGCTTCTTCCCGCTCAGCCGCAGCGCTGCCAGTGCCAGCAGCAGGCAATCAAGCGCCTCGTTTCTGGGGCGGGTCTGCACCCATTCCTGGAACGGGCGCGTCCCCCGGATTTTGGTCACCAGTTTTTCCGCTGCCATCTGCGCGAAGTATTCGTCGTCGAAGGCGGCGTCGCACGGGAAATGCACGTAGCCCGGGCCGGGCTGCATGAGTTTCAGGCGCGAGTACAGCAGCGCCTTGCCCTGATCCACGCCGAGCGGTTCCATGGCCGCACCTTTTTTCTTGCGGGTGCGCAAGCGCTGGCGGCGGCGCTTTTCGTCTTCGATCAGCGGGCGACCGGGGCCGGTCACGCCCTTGGTCGGGATCGCCCATTTCCGTTTTTCGCAGAATGTGTACACCATGCTGGTGTTGTAGCCTGAATCTATACAGGCCAGTTGCACTCCCGCATCTACCAGCACGCCGTGCAGTTCGTCCCACACTTCCGGCTGCGCGGTGTCGCCCGGCAGGATGATGTGGTCGCGTACCCAGCATTCTTCGCCCTCGCGCCATCCGGCAGCGGTGATTTCGAGCCGGTCTTTTTGCACGTCTACCCCGGCGGTGGTGATGCCGAACTGTATCCCGGCGGGGTAATCTTCCAGCCGCGAGATCAGACTGATGTTGTCTATGTTGTCGCCCTGCTCTTCCCACGGCTCGCCCAGATAGGTGTTGACGAAGCCCTTGAGTTCGGCGGTGTCGCCCTGGCTATCCAGCCACTTCTGCGCCACCTTGTGCCACGATAACCCAAGCCCCACCGGCGCATACAGCGCGTTGAGGTGGTAGCCGCGATGCAACTTGACTTGCGGCTGTTCGGCGACCCAGCGACCGCGCGCCAGCATCTCGCTTTTGTGCGCCTCTTTGATCACCGCCGCGCAATGCTTGCACACGTACCAGACGGACATCACCTGTTCCGGCCCGGTCTCGCCGTCCTGTTTGGGAAGCCTGCGGAATTTCAAGCCATACGGCAGTTCCGGCCCGCCCCATTCCAGATGCTGGTACTCGTCGCAGTGCGGGCACGGCACATGGTAGCGGCGCTTGTCGGAGCGGTCGTATTGCGAGGCGATGCGCGACGCGCCTTCCTTGGTCGGGGTGCTGACCAGATAGGTTTTCGCGCGGCTGAACGTGCGCTGGCGGTTTTCGATCAGGGTCATCGGGTCGCCCTCGCCGCCGACATCCCAAGGGAAGGCGTCCACCTCGTCGCAGATCACGTAGGGCAAATGGTCTGAGCGCAGCGAGTCGGGCGAGTTGGAACCGGCCTTGATGATGCGCGCCTGCGCGCCGTATTCCAGCAGGTCGGCGCGGTTCGATTTGTTGCGGCTGGCCGTTTCCACCAGCGCGCCCAGAACGTCCGATTCCGCCAGCATCTTGTTCAGGCGCGGGTTGAACGAGCGGTCGCGCAGCTCCAGCGTGGGCAGCACCACCAGCATGTCCTTGTTCTGCAAATGGTGCATGGTGTAGCCCAGCCAGTTGTACATGGCCTCGGTGCCGCCCACGCCGGACGATTTAATGAACGTGACCTGGCGCACCGGGGAATGCTCGGACAGTGCGTCCATGATCTCGCGCAGGTAGGGCGTGAGGTCGGTATGCCAGCGCCCCGGCGCGTTGGTGCCGCTGCGCAACTCGCGGTGGCGGTCGGCCCATTGCGACACCGACAGCAGGTCGCGCGGCTTCACCCCGCGCTTGAACTGTTCGCCCACGACGGGCAGCGCGGCGGACACCCGCACCGCGTTTTCGCCCGCCTCGCCCAGCAGGTCGTGCACCGCCTCGCTCATGCGGTGATGCACCCGCGTTTCGTCGTGCTCGCCCGAGATGGCATCCAGCAGCATCCGCTCCGCGCCCGCGATGGCTTGCAGCAGCATCGCCCGCACCGCGTCGCTGGCGGCTTGCAGATCGGCGGCGGAACAGGTCGCCGCCACGGCGCGCTCGTATTCGGCCTTGGCCTGGGCGGCGCGGAGCTTGTCGCGCTCGGTTTGCAGTTCGGCGATGCGTTGGGACATGGTTTTTATTGTATATTTATCAATTAGTTATAAATTTATAAAATAAAATCAAAAAACGCTTGACTTTATGCGCAATGAGCATACAATGGTAGCGCGGCACGCAATCCGGCACCCGCCGAGGTCGTCGCCGCGCGCGCCGCCGCCGGACTCACCCAGGCGGAATGCGCCGCGCTCCTGCACACCACCCTGCGCTCTTGGGCGCAGTGGGAATACGGCGAACGCAAGATGCATCCCGCTTTTTGGGAGTTGTTCAACATAAAATCGAAAGGAAAAAAATGATCTACGTTCACGTTTTTTTCCTTTTCAAAATCCGCACCGCGTGCGGGTGCGCCCACATGCTGGCGGTGATGCCGAAGGGTCCTCCGCAAAGGAAGGCGGCGATTTCCGCCCAGCCCGCGCCGGGCGCGAGTTTGAACAGCACCATCTGGCCGCTGCCGATCAGGAAGCTGTTGAAGAACGCCAGCCGGTAATGGCCGCTATTCACAGACAGCGATTGCATGCCGAGCGCGAAGACGAGGACGAAGGTGCTGGCGAACAGGGCGAGTAGGGTCATGTGTTCGCCCCTTTTCTCATTCTGCGCAGCGCGCGCACCGGCTCTCTTCGCACCAGGTTGCGCAGTCGCGCCAGTTCGCGCCGCACGATGGCGGGGCGGTCTTCGGTTTTCGCCGCCGCGAGGCGCGGGGCGGTCTGGTCGATCAGGCGCTCGAACGCGGCGCGGACGATGGCGCCGTAGCCCAGCGCTTCGGCCTTGACCGCGTCCGCCGG